AGATCGGAGGTTCCAGCCAGGTTACCGTCTGGTCGGCCCCGTGGCGGATGATGTCGGCCTCCGAGTAGATGGAGTCCTCCGAACCGGTCGGGCACCAGAACCCGCGATACATGCGCCAGTAGCCAGGGCTGTTCTCCCCCAGTTTACTGGCACTTTCGGCAAGGTTTTGTGGAGTGATCATCCACGGATAGATGATGTGTCCTGCCTGGATGTTGGGCGACTTGTGGGCGTCGAAGTGCAGGCAGTACCCGCGCTCTGTTTCCCACTCCTCATCATTGACCGTGATCGAGCCCCATCCATTCTTGGGTGTGGCGAACTGGCCGAACGGGTCATAGTAGGAGGCGGGGTTGCCGATGCCGATGAGTTGAAAATGTGGGTTGTTGGAAAGGTTGGTGTAGGCCGCCTCCAGGATCGACTCGCCCAGTTCGGGCAACTCGTCGGCGATGAAAATGACCCGCTGCTGCTTGATACCGACCAGCTTGCCGATGGCTTCGCGCTCCTTCTTGCGCTCGGCGGCGATCAACGAAATGCCGCAGCGGTCGCCGAACTGCTTTCCGCTGCCGTCATCGAAGCGAATCATGCCGACGGAATCCACGAGCTTGCCGGGCAGCCCCGGCACCGCACGCCACAGGTCGGTGATCGCGCCCCAGATACGTTTGCGGGATTCTTTCAAAGAGGTCGAGGTGACGAGGACCAGCGTGTTCCAGGGCGAGCAAAGAAACTGCACGATGGCCCATAGCGCGTAGGCCTGGGATTTTCCCGATGAGGCGCAACCCGCCACCGCCAGATACTTGTGTTCGAAGGCCGCCTCGATCATGCGCTCCAGCCACGGCGTCCACTCCACACGATTGCGGGAGTCCGGGTGGTTCCACAGGTGGTCCACAACCTCCTTGAAGTGGTGCATTTGGCCCGGAGAATTTCTGGGCGGTTTTATCAAACAAGTTAGCTCGACGGTGGCCATCGTGATGTCCGTCGGCCACTGCTCGCCATAAATCGAGACGGTGCGCGGCGCGGCTAGTGCTTTCTTTTTCGCTGGCATGAGTTTGTCAGCGATTTGTCAGTAGGTGACTATTCACCTCTGTAACTCCTTGATTTACAGTAAGATAGGAGTGGAGCCATGGGGATTCGAAGTCGGTTCTCAAAGTGACAAACACCTTGTCTGAAAAAATTTTTCGTCTCTGTAGGATCAACATTTTATGCCAAAATTTGCGCGCATTGATAAAAGTATTTCTTGCATCTGGTGTGGGTTGTTGTCACCTTGAATTTGACAAAAGTTGTCAGCCAACTGACAAGTTAGACACCACACAAAATGAGCACTACACGCAAAATCTCGTGGCCGCTGGTCCAGCGGAACCGCTACGGCAAAGCCACCATCTACCGCCAACTCCGGGACGGCGAATACACCTACACGGTGACCTACCGGCTGGGTAAAAACCGCATCCGCGAAACGCGCAACGATCTCGACGACGCGCTGGACCGTGCAGCGCAGGTCCTTTCCGCCTTCGAGAAAGGCGAAACGCCGCAACCGGCAACTAAGGGCGTCGACAAATGGAAACATGTTTTGAAGGGCACTAAGCTAGAGGACGTGCTGCGCTTCTACGCGCAACACCACAACCTGATGCCGTCGGTGTCTGCGGTGACTGTCACCGAAGAGTTTCTCGCCGTCAAGCGCCGAGATCCGATCCAGAAAGACACGCTGGCCACGATCAAGTACCACGTTGGGAAGTTCGCCGATTACTTCCGCAACAAGGCCTTTAAGACCATCACCGTCGATGATCTCAACAACTACCTCGGCTCGTTCGAAGACCTGCGCACGCGACACAACAACCGCGTCAACATCAAAGCCATGTACCAATGGGCTTTGACCAAGGGGTATACGAGCTTCATGCCGGAGTACAAAGGCACCGTGGCCGACGGGACCAAGAAGATCTCTTCGAAGCACTTCAAGAAAACGCCGAACTTCTACACGCCCGACGAACTTAGCCGCCTCTTCGAAGAGGCCCACTGGACCATGGTTCCGTGGCTCATCGCGGCCAACTACAGCGGCATTCGCCTGGCCGAGATTGCCCGACTCAAGTGGTCGGACGTCGACTGGGAAGAGGGGGCCTTTGTGCTCAGGACGGAAATCACCAAGACAACCAACCGGCGCTACGCCTACTTCCCGCCCACGGTGAAAGACGGCCTGATGCGAATCGCCAAACACGCCGAGGCGCGCAAGTTTACCAAGCTCGTTCATGGCAACATCAACAAGCGGGTGAGTAAATTGCGTGAAGCGGCGGGGGTCGCTCACAAAAAGAATGGCAATCGCAAGGCCTACATCTCCTACGCCATGGCCATCACCCGCAACGCCAACGAGATCGCCGAGCAGTGCGGCAACTCAGCCAGCGAAATTCAGGCCACGTACAAAGGCCTTAGTTCCAAAACGATAGCCGAAGAGTGGTTCAAGGTGATTGACACCCAGAAGATCTTCGAGAAACTTTATTAACCAACACAACAGCACACACACACAGAACACACCATGGCTAACCAACGCGACAAAAATAAACGTATTCTCGGGGTCTATCTAGACCGAGAGACGTACCAACGGCTGACCAAACTGGCCCAACGAAAGAAGACAAACGTGGCGGACATCGTCCGTACTCACGTAGAGAAAATAACAGAGGACGTGACTCTCTCACCGCAAGAACGCGCCGAGATCAAAAAAGAGCGGCAGGAGTTCGAAGCCAAACAAAAAAACAAGCTCAGTAAAGAGCGGACGCTGCAGAACCGGCTGGAGAGGTATAAAAAAACTCTCTAGATATTAACATCTCGCTCGCCATCCCCCATCAAAATGGTAGTCCGAGGTGACTACCACCTAAACCCCACAATAACAACCAAATAACCAAGACCTATGCCCAAAGAAGTACTTATAGAAATCGACCATGAAACCCTAATCAAACTTGATCAACTCGCCGCTGAGCGAGGCACGACGAGAGACGCTCTCATCAGTGAAAGCCTGAAAGCAGAATTAGATGCGCTTGAACCGGCTAACGCTTGAGGCAGGGAATAGCGTCCGCCTGACGATGTTGCCCGACGGACGGATGCGCATCGACATGGAGGACGTGGAGCCGGGGCAGCTTATGCACGATGATCGAGATCCGATCTACGACGTGCGTAGCGCTGCCAACCGGCTCCAAACCACGCCACGACAAGTCCGCGCTCTGATGCGTCAGGATAAGAACCCTCTGCCCTTCTACAAGATCGGCGGCAAGGTCAGATTCCGGGAGTCCGACATCCAGCAATGGATCGAGTCGGGACTCACCGCTTCGGCCCGCCGCTGCAGGGCACGGCTTCTCGCAGCATGATCATCGCCATCGACCCAGGTAAATCAGGAGGCTTTGCCTTCGGCGCAGACATTTCCGCACCCGAAATCTGCAACATGCCGGAGACTCTCGGTGACCTGGCCGCTCTACTACGCCAATTCCCCTCCGGCGGAGTCGTCTACCTCGAAAAGGTCGGCGGCTACGCCGGAGGCCGGGGAGCGCCCGGCTCGGCCATGTTTAATTTCGGCAAGGGTGTTGGTCACCTCGAAGCGATAACCTACATGCATGGCCTGGAACTGCGCGAGGTGACTCCGCAGAAGTGGCAGAAAGCCCTGAGCTTGGGCAACTCCAACGGCATGTCGAAGACCGAGTGGAAGAACAAGCTCAAGAACAAGGCCCAGCAGCTCTACCCCAAGTGCCCGATAACATTGGCAACTGCGGACGCATTACTCATTTACCACGCTGCCCATCGGGGGTTAGTTTGAAGACCCTCTACGCCGCTCAAGAGGAGCACGTTAACCGGTTGGTTAACGCGCTACAAAAGCACCGGGCCGCGTTGGATTCGTCCGAGACGGGCACAGGCAAAACTGTCTGCGCCATCGAGACAGCCAAGCGGCTCGGTGCTTCCATCTTCGTCGTCTGTCCGAAGATTGTCATCCCCTCCTGGGAACGCACCTGCGCGGAGCAGGGTACCAAGGCCCTTGGAATCCTTAACTACGAGAAGCTGCGCACCGGCAAGACGCGCTTCGGGCACTGGAGCGGCAAACAGTTCGAGTGGAAGATTCCAAACGACTGTTTGATTGTCTGGGACGAGGTGCACAGGTGCCAGGGGATGTGGAGTCAGAACGCGAAGATGCTCATCGCGGCCAAACCCTGGCGGAATCTTTTGCTCTCGGCTTCGGCAGCGGAAGACCCGACCGAGATGCGGGCCAGCGGATTCCTTCTCGGGCTGCACTCGCTCTCGAATTTCTACAACTGGGCCAAAGCCCACGGGTGCGTGATCAATCCGTGGGGCCAGCTTGAGTTCAAGCACCGCGAGTCGTGGGCCTTGGACAAGATCAACTACGAACTCTACCCCGAGCACGGCGACCGTATGACACGGATCATGCTCGCCGAACACTTCAAGGAGACGCGCGTTATCACCGACCCCCTCGACTTCGGGGACAAGGGGTCAATCCAGAAACTTTATGACGAAATGGACCAAGAATTGTCCGCCCTCGAACAGCGGATGCAAAGCGACAGCAAAAACAAAGCAGCGCAAAAACTCGTCGCCCAGCTCCGAGCGCGACAAGCAGTCGAACTTGCAAAAGTACCTGCGACGGTTGAACTCATCGAAGACGAACTCCACGCGGGGAACTCGGTGGCCGTCTTCGTCAACTTTGAGGCGACGATTGAAGCGATTGGGCAACGGCTCAAAGCCAACTACGGCACGATCAAAGGCGGTCAGAAAGCCGAAGAGCGACAGTTGGTCGTGGACCGATTTTCAAGCGATGTTGATCACGTCGTCCTCTGCAACATCGCGGCCGGAGGACTCGGAGTTTCGCTACATGACCAGCGAGGTGTGAGGCCGCGCACCGCGCTGATCTCGCCGACGTTCAACGCCAAGGATCTTCTGCAAACTCTCGGGCGCGTCGACCGTGCCGGATCTATGACAAACTCGGTGCAACGTATCTTGTTCGCGGCCGGGACGGTCGAAGAGAAAGTGGAGGCCTCCGTCAAGCAGAAATTAAAAAATTTATCCGAGCTACACAAAGGTGACTTGACACCCATAACAGGTTCCGTAGTGTTGACGGCACAAATGACACCGCCCGCCTCACAACCGGTTGTGCCCTCGGCTGCTGAACCGGCCCACGCCAAGCACGGACCCTCTTCCCTTAAGTACAAGGAAATCTGCCCTTCCTGGCAGAACCGCGAGGGGTCCAACTGGGCCTCGGACAAGGGAGACCGCATCCATGAGGCCATGGAAAAGGACGACCCGTCCAAGTGCGCCAACGACGGCGAGCGGGCGATCTACGAGGCCATGCAGGGGTATGTCGGGCAAATCATCCGGAGGAAAACGGGCGTATGAAAGACATTCACGGAAACGCATTGGCCGAAGGCGACACGGTGCTGGTTTACGCTCAACGCTACGAGCGGGTGCGGGAGGCGGGTGGCGTGTGGGTGGTTGACCAGACTAAGCCGCTGCCCGTGGCCGATGTCCCAATGGCTCGCGGTCGAGTGGCTTGGGATAAGGATTTGCTCGCGTGGACGGTGCGCTTCGATTGGGTGTGCGAAGCGTGGCAGGGCAAAGCGGCGGTGCAAATGGGAGGCGGCGAGTATGCGTTTGAGGCGATACAACAGGTCTTACCCGAAGGAGCAAGCGCCTCATGAGTGACACGCCCTTAACAGACGCCCAGCTAACGAGCTTTCTGTCGATCAGCAAGCTGGGCAGGCACTTCACTAACAAAACCGGAACGGTCAGCGCCAACTTTGCCCGCAAACTAGAGCGGAACGTTTACGAGTGTGAGAAAGAGATCAAAGACCTGACGATTCGTGCCCAAAAAGCGGAGCGGGGGCGCGACCTGATGAACTCCTATTTCGAGGCCCTGAAAGTCGAAGCTAAAAAACTGCGCCGTGAGTTGGGTGACGCGCAAATCGAAGCCAAAAACTGGAAAACGGCATGTTTCGCTTACCGGGAGGAGGCCGCTTCTAAATGACAACCATCGCCAAAGACCTGCGCGAGATCCGGGTCAAGATCGACCTGGGCTCGGGACGTTCCACTTTTGGAACGTGTGACCGCTTTATTATTTACGCGGACAACACCGCCGACGCCATCGACTACAAGACCGGCTACGGCGCGATCGACGACGCGGAGATCAACATCCAAGGGCAGGCCTACGTCCTCGGGCTCTTCCAGAAATTTCCCCACGTCAAAGAAATCACCATGTGGTTTTTGGTCCCAGCGCGGGACGAGGTTAGTACGCACACCTACACCAGGGATGACATGTCTACCGTCCGACTACGTGTTTCGACAGTCATCGAGCGGGCTGAGGCCGGTGGGGGTTTCAATCCGCAAGCGGGAGTGTGCGATTACTGCGCCTATCAGGCGAAATGTCCCGCGCTGGCGACCAAAGTTTTGACAATCGCCCAACGGTACCAAGAGGACGGACTGCCGATCCCGGACTCCGTGCACGGCAGCGAGCAGGACGACCCGGCAAAGGTCGCCGCCCTGATGACCCTTGTCCCGATCATCGAGTCCTGGGCGACCGGGGTGCGCAAGCGCGCGACCGAGATGGCCGTGGACCAGGGGTTGGAGCTGCCGGGCTACAAAGTCATCGAGCAGTCCAAGCCGCGTTCCATCACCAGTGCCCTCGGAGCCTTCGAGGCCGTGCAGGACGCGGTCGAGCTGCGCGACTTCCTCACCTGCGTGGACAAAGTTTCCTATCCGAAATTGGAAGAGCTTTTTGCCGAAAAAGCCCCTCGGGGCTCGAAAGCAAAGACCCGGCTTGCGTTGGAGGGCAAGCTGCGGGACCTGGGAGTCCTTCAAGATGAAGGCATTTCCTACCAACTCCGAAAAAAGAAAACCTAAAAAACCAATAATCCAAATAACCAAATATATGGCAACTGTATCATTCAAAGAAACGGCTCCCGAAGCCGTCAGTAAGGCTCCGGCGACGGAGACTCAAATCGTGCCCGCAGGTGACAGTCACCCCGTGGCGGTAACCAAGTCTGAGGCCATGACGGTGCCCGCTGCGCGCGGCATCACGGGCGAGATCACGATGCGCGACATCCAACTGCCCCGCGTCAACCTGGTCCAGAAGATCGGGGAACTCGCTGACTCGGGCCTGACACCGGGCGTCTTCATGCTCAACAAGGAAGCGATGCTTTCGGACGGCAAAACGCCGCTGAACATCACGGTCCTGCGCCTGCACAAGCAATACCGGCAGAAACTGGAACAAGGGGACCAGTCCATGCCCCAGGTCTATGACAAGCAGGAGCAAGTCATCGCCAACGGAGGCAGCCTCAAATGGGGCGAGCCGAACTACTTCCAGGAGATTGCGCACCTGTCGCTGGCCATCGAGAAACCGGCCAACCTCAAAGAGGAGTTCGCGGCGTTTTTCTACCGCGAGCACGCGGGCAAGCAATACACGCTGGCGGTCTACACCGTGGCGTCGAGTGCCTTCACCTCGCTCGGTAAGAAGATCATCACCGCCGGATACAACCAGTTGTCCAACGGACTCTGGACCGGCAAGTGGCAACTCACGAGTTCACTGACCAAGGGGGCCAAGGGAACTTGGTACATTCCCGAGGCCAAGTTCGACGGGCTGCACTCCAAAGAGGATGCGGCGTTCTTCGAGTCACTCGTAGCCAACACGCAGTAACAAATCATGTCTGGTCGGGGCGTATGCTACGCAGGGAGATCCTGCGGGCAGGAAGTAATGCGGGGGGCGCTTTGTGTGGGCGCTCACTACGTTGTGTGCCCTGTGTGAAACAAAGCTCCGGCCAGACACTCCCCTTTTATGCAAACCGCAGCAGTCGACTTCGAGACCTACTACTCGAAGGACGTGGGCATCGACAGCCAGGGTGTGTGGCATTACTGCCGACACCCTGAATTCGATGCCTACTTGGTGACGATCTCCACCTCCACGGGCCAGAAATACTGCGGACGACCGGAAAATTTCGACTGGTCGGCCATTTCCGGGCCCAACTGGCGCTGGGTCAGTCACAACCGGTCCTTCGACAAGCCGGTCTACGAGAGCATTGTCGAGAAAGGCAAAGTTCCCCCGCATTTTCCGCACGTTTGGGACTGTACGGCCGATTTGAGCGCCTTTTTGGCCGCGCCGCGCAACCTCAAGGGGGCTTCGGAGACGCTTTTGCAGGCCCAGATGTCCAAGGACACGCGCAACAAGATGAAAGGCAAGCGCTGGGAGGACATGGACGAGGCATTCCGGCGCGAAGTCGAGGATTATGCCATCAAGGACGCCGATTACTGCCTGGAGATCTGGGAGAAATACGGCAACCAGTGGTCCGAGCAGGAGCAGTGGCTTTCACAGGAGACCACGCGCATGTGTCTGCAGGGCGTGCCGGTCAACAAGACGGTCATTCGAGACCGCATCGAGCACTTGAAAGTCCTCCTCTGGGAGGCGGAGCAGAAACTCCCGTGGGTTCAGGAAGAGAAAAAGACTTTATCCCCTCTGGCCCTGGCCGAGGAATGCCGCAAGGTCGGCATCACGCCCCCGCCGTCCCTGGCTGAGGACAGTCAAGAGTGCGAAGCGTGGGAAAAAGAATACGGCGACCGTTATCCGTGGGTCTCGGCCATGCGCCAGTTCCGCAAATGCAACGCACTGTTGCGGAAGTTGGAGACAATGGAAGAGCGCACCCGGCCCGACGGATGGATGGGCTACGGACTCAAGTATTTCGGGGCCACCACGGGCAGGGATTCAGGGGACGCGGGCCTCAACATGCAGAACCTGCAGCGTGCGGAAAGCTACGGCGTCAACGTGCGCGGGCTGATCGAAGCTCCGGAGGGCAAGACGCTGGTCGTGGCGGATCTGGCGCAGATCGAACCGAGGTGCCTGGCTTACCTGGCCAAGGACGCCGAGATGCTGGAGTTCATCAAGAACAGCTCCGATCTTTATGAAGCACAAGCCAGGGCCTGGGGGTTCTGGGACAAGCCCGAATCGCTGCGCACCGACACCACTGGCATCCGGCATCTGGTCAAGCAGCTCAACCTCGGACTGGGTTACGGCATGGGAATCACGCGCTTCGGTGACGTGACCGGATTGCCCAAGGAAGAGGCGACCCGGCTCGTTCACCTTTACCGCAAGAAGAACCCTAAGGTCGGGGAACTGTGGAAGGTGCTGGAGAACAACCTGCGCGCCTCGGTCATCCGCAACGATGATATGTTCTACGTTGAACTGCCGAGCGGGCGGAAGCTGGCTTACCGCAACCCGAACAACAACGAGGGGCACCTTTCGGCCGAGATCGTACGCGGCGGCAAATACATGCGGATGAAGTGGTGGGGCGGGAGCCTGACAGAAAACCTCGTTCAAGCCATGGCCAGGGATGTTTTCATGGAATGCGTGCGCAAGATCCGCGAGGTCGACTTGAATGTCATCATGCGCGTGCACGACGAAGTCGTTGTCTGCGTCCGCGAAGACCGGGCCGAGGAGGCCAAAGAATTTATTCTGGACGTCATGTCGACGCCGCCGGAATGGGCCAAGACGCTGCCGCTGGCGGCCGAAGCCAAGATAACCAAGAAATACGAAAAATAGACTTATGGAAAAAATCAATCAACTGGCCGACTCGCTCGGACTAACCACGCCGCTGGGCCGCAAATCCTTCGAAGTCTTCTGCGAATGCGCGGTGCTGCTGGACCAGAAGAACCGGGACTATGGTCCAGGGAACATTAGTGCCTTCGGCGAGAAGGGTGTGATTGTGCGGCTCAACGACAAAGTCGAGCGCTTGAAAACTTTGGTCTGGGGTGACAAACACCCAGAGCATGAAAAAGTCAGCGACACGTGGCTGGACATCGCCAACTACGGGGTCATCGGGCTTCTGTGTCATAGGGGGGACTGGAAATGAACAACCCCAGAGAAAACTGGGACCTGCTGGCCTTCTTTGTTGTCATACTGGCTATGTCATTCCTGTTCGTTTGGACCGGTCTGAAGCTCGATGAACACAGGAACCATCAGCTCCCGAGCGGGCAGGAGGAGATCCCTTGAGCCCCAAAACCGTACAAGTTTTTGAGAAGCTCAGCGGGTGGAAAGAAAAGTCCAACTTCGAGCACGACGAAGGCGGTTATGTCACGATTGAAGAGGACATCAGGACCGGCGACGCCAACGCGTTTCTTTGGACCGTACACAACGAGGACAGTCACGTGGACCATCTGCAATACCTGCATCTGGGCGACCGCGTGTTTGTGAAACGATGAGCGAGCCCGAAGAAATGACCACGTGGGCCACTAGCGCTGGAACCGGAACTGTCGGGTACAGCCAATCGTTCGGGTCAAGCGTGTCTTCGCCGACATGGACGACATCAACCACTCCGTGGGCGGCCGGAGCCGACCCGGAAATGGTCAAGGCATGGATGAACGCGATCATTGACCACATCGAACAACTGCAACTGCAGATCAAACAACTAGAAGCCCGGCAAGATGGTTGAAGACGTCCTCAAGGCCCTGGGTGGCTGGGAGCCGCTTGACCACTATGTCAATCGCACCGGCTGCTTAGTACTGCGCTGCGTCCACGAAGAGGACGGCGTGGTCGCCTTTTTGGATTACGACCCCTGGATTTTGAACCTACCCACCTCCGTCATCGACGGAAAAACCTACATACCCACACAACAATGAAAGCATTTTACCTCCCCAACATGTCCGCATCGGATGTCAAACCGTTGCCCATCGACCCATGGAAAGCGACAGTCGACCCTTATCCGGTCAAGACCAAGGAAGAGTACGAGAAGTGGATCAAGGACAAGGACACCGACCACTGTTTCTACACCGCGTTCGAGGGACTCAACCCGCACCGACGTATCAGCCTGGAGAACCCGGCGCGCTGGATGCACGGGCTGGTGGCCGACTATGACGCGAAGCTGCCCGACAGTTTTGATCTGAACGAGCTGGTCGAGCGCTGCAACCCCGACGCGCTGCCGGTGGCGATCAGCAAGACTTTCAGCGGCAATGCCCGCATCGTCTGGGAGTTCGACCGCCCGATCGCGGTGGACTGCCCGGAGATGACCAAGTCAGTCCTCAAGGAGATGGCCCGCAAGTTCAAGCTGGCCAAGATCCTGCCGGGACTGGACGAGTGCACCTTCCGCACCAACCAACTTTTCGAGATCGGGTATGACTGGCAGCTCGTGCCGGGTTCTACGGCAGTGCGCGAAGATGTTCTCGGAGACCTTTTGGTGGAAGCAGGCAACAAGGTCAACTGGAACAAGGTCGGCGAGACCGACACCGAGATCCCGATCGACAAGATCGCGGCCGAGGTGGAAGCGCGCTGGCCGGGCCGGTGGCCGGGGGAATTCAAACTCGGGGCGAGGGGGCCGACGTTCTGGCTTCAGGACGGCGTGGACCGCGTGGGCTGCCAGGTCGGGGACCACGGGATGGTCTGTTACACCGACCGCGCAGGCAAAGCGTTCGTCACCTGGGGCGAGCTGCTCGGCAACGCCTTTGTCGAGAAGTTCCGCGAGGAGGTCATCGGCCGCGCCGTGATGGAGTTCTTCTATGACGGCCGCGCCTACTGGCGCAAGAACGGGACCAACCGGTGGTACGATTACAAGGTCGAGGACGTGAGCCGGAAGCTGCGAGTCAACGGGATCAAGACCGATTCGAAGAAGGGCGCGTCGCAACTCGACCGCGTCGTCGACGCCATCCAGACCCACCAGCGGGTGGACGCCGCCGTGCCGATCCTCTTCACCGAGGAGGAGATCGTGGACATCGGCAACGACCGTTTCCTCAACACCAATTTCCGCAAGCCCATCGAGCCCGCCGATGACGGCAGTGAAATCCTGTGGCCCTACTTGAAGAGCTGGCTCTGGCCGGTCTTCGGCGACGAGCAACTGCCGTACTTCCTGGCTTGGTTCTCGCGGTTCTACGCGGGGGCGATCAACAACGAGCCGACCCAGGGCCAGGTGGTCGTGGTGGCCGGAGGCCCGAGTCAGGGCAAGACGCTGCTTAACTGGCGGGTGGTGGGCGCGGCCCTGGGCGGATTTGCCGATGCCACGCCGTACCTGCAGGGCAAGACCAGCTTCAACAAGACAGCGGCCGAACATCCGGTCTGGAGTATCGACGACCCGACCGGCCAGGTGGACTACGACAAGCACAAGGTGTTCGGCGAGGCGATCAAGGCCCACGTGGCCAACCCGCGCGTCAGCTACCACCCGAAACACAAGGACTCGATCGAGATCCCTTGGTACGGGCGGCTTTTGATGACCTGCAACACCGACCCGCAATCCCTGTCGGTCCTGCCCCCGATGGACAATGCGGTCGCGGACAAGATCATGCTCTTCAAACTGACCGACTACCAGCACCCGTTCGGCAAGAACTCGGAGGTCGAGGAGGTTATCGCCCAGGAGTTACCGCACTTTCTGCGGTGGTTAATGGCCTATTCGCCGCCTGACGAGGTGGTCTGGGAGGAGAACAAGCGTTTCGGCGTCAAGCCCTACCACCACCCGGAGATGCTGCACACCGCCGTGGAAGACAACCCAGCAACCAAGCTGATCGAGGTGGTCGACATGTGGGCGGCCTCGATGCGGCGCGACAGCAAGTCGGTGGCCGAGTGGAAGGGGACCACGACCCAGCTCTATTCGAGCCTGATGGGGGTGGACGAGGGGAACCTCAAACCCTTCATTGGCCGGTACACCCCGGTGCGGCTGGGCCGCGAGCTAAGGACCCTGGCCCAAAGGGGCGGGACCCGCGTGCTCAAGCACTCCAAGAAAGGTAACATCAGTAAGTACATCATCTCGGTCGAGGACAAGGAACACTGGTAAAGATTTAGCCGGGGACTGGGACCAAAGTTAATAACAAACCGTCTGGGGAGGCGGTGCGCTAACCAGTCCTCAGTCCCCGGTACTTTTCAAACCCTAGGCCACGGGGCGGACTGTTACACCAATAGCGTAGGGAATAAGCTATGGGAGCGTTAATAGCACAGACCCTTGGTCCCCTGGTTCCTATTAACGCGTCATTTAATTACTTTGGGAAGGTCGCCGTGGGCCCGTTTGATCTGTGATTCTCGAGGATGTCTTATAGGGGTGGGGATTGTTTTATGACACAGTGTTTGGTAAACCCCTGATTCCCTGAGTCTTAGGCCCCCTGGGGTGGGGAGGTGGGGTGGGGTTGGGGTTTCCAAAGTTTTATTGGCGGAAAACGCCATTCGGGCCCAGCGGCGCGGGGATTTTCCCCTTTTATTATAATTCTATCTAAATAAAAGTAGAAACCCCACCCTACCCCACCCCATCGGGGTTAAACCCCTTATGGACAAGCACTTTGCGCAAAAAACAATCCCCACCCCCCGAAAAAAACCCCACCCCTTTACTCTGTAGAGGAGGGGGTGGGGATTGCTCCGGGTCAAAAAAACCCCACCCCCTGTGATAATCCCCTGATCAAATGACCCCCTGGACCCCTGTTTCGAGGGTTTTTGGGGTTATTTGGTAACGTGAGGTTATGGATCTAGGGTCTTTGGGCCAGGGGATAGTTTTCACCCTACTTGTTGCAAACCGTATGCTTTTGTATCCAAGGTCCTACGGTTTGAGGTAACTGGGCTAGGGGACCAGGGGCATACATTTTGCCCGATAGTTGAAGCACGCTTGAACTACCGCGTGTTTAGTATGCAGCGGGAATCTGGTCCAGGGGTTGTAAGAAAAACAGGGGCCTTTTTCTTACAAGGTTTCGGGGTTGGTTGTGAGTTGGACCAGGGGGCAGAATGTCTACTTCATGGCACACTAAGTGGGGTTAATGTCGCTTAGCTGGGCCAGGGGACCAATACACCCGCTCGGGATCTTTTTTGAGCGCCTACAGGGTGGCCCCGACGCGCCTATACCCGCTCGGGACCCCCAGGTCAAAAATCCGAAAAATTTTTTCTCTGAGGGGGTATATATGTGGCACGGCCGCTCGAACGCCCCCGCCCACCCCCACCCGCGTGGTGGGTGCCTGGGCGCGCAGTCTTCGCGTGCATTATGCGCAGGAAAGACCGACCCCTGTGACGCTGGCCGCGTGATCCGCAGCGCAGCGCACCGCGCCGCGTTACCTACGCGCACGTAGCCTCTGTCGCCATAACCCCTACGCGTAGCGCGATCGCAGCGCGCACGGTCTTCGCGCGCATAATGCGCAGGAAAGACGAGGGCTTGGGTTTCGGTAGTTAAGGCAGCTTCGGCGATGTCGGAGCGGCTCTCGGCAGAGGGCGACGATCCTCGGATCTGATCTTTAACATTCCAACCAATGCTTCTGACAAGAGCGTCTGGCCAACCAAGTGGGTGGGTGACGTGGCTTGTCAGCGACAGAAAAAGCGGCGGTGTAAACGGCGGTCTCACGACCAAGGGCCAAGGCAGTTTGGAGTCTCTGTGTAGCGACAGAGTTTCTGCTGGCAGCCGGAGCAAGATGTCTCCTTCCGTGCCGGAAAAACGGATGAAAGTTATGCGGTAGCAATCCATGCGGGCCATATGCCAACCCGAGCCGACACACCGACGCATGACCTACACCAAGACGCACACCGCGTCACCTAACCCTTAACCTGTTCCAACAGCGTTGCTGTTGGTTCAGTTCAGGTCATCCCTTGGGTGGCTTGAACTCGAATCAATAACACATCAGAGAAACACAGATCATATGAATAGCATCATCCCCGTTACCGAAACCCGCATCATCAACACCACCATCGACGACGCTGGCGGATTCTCCGCGTCCTTGCTCCGCAAGAGCTTGGTCGCGGCCAACCCCGGCATGTCGAAGAAGGAGATCCGCGAGGCCGTCAACGCCCGCTTGAAAGGTGAGCAAGCCGTGGCCCTCGCCAACACGAACGAAGCCGTGCGTCGCGGCTACACGTTCCTGAAGCAAACGATCAGCAAGTCTGGCCGTATGCACATCACCCTCACACCTCCCTCGAAGGCGAGCAACCGCAAGGTCGCGCTCTCCACGCTCTCGATCGAGGAGATTGAGGCGGAGCTGATGCGCCGCCGCTCGGTCGCTGTCGCCTAATCAGCGGTCATACACTCGGCGCTCCCTTCGGGGAGCGTCGCAGTATGGCAGCACACACTGGCAACCAATGCAAAAGCCGCAGGCCTATCTGCGGCAACACTCGTCACGTGACCTCGATGGCCTTCCTTCGGAAGTTCGATCGCTGGCATGATCGCAACTGGTCTTACAACCCGGATCTGGACACCCGGCGACTCGCCCGCAAAGCCGCTAAAGCGGCCTCTGTTGAGTCCTAAACCCCATGGCTCTACTCAGTAGAAAGTCAGTCCGACCCTGTTTCCCTGTCAGTTTCGGCCTCGAATTCGGCATCCACGACATCATTATCAATGCGAGACACGACCGCACCGGCTGTCTGGTGCATGAATCCCACATTGATGACCGATGTGCTGCCGCGCTCCTCGTCGAGTCCGACCGCCTTCCGAGCCATGTTGTCCGCGATCTGCGCGTCCTTCCACGTTCGCGGCGTCGGCAGCTTCGCTTTCTTCAGCGCGTCATGCGCCATGCGGAACACGACAGACCTGTGTCCAGCCCCTTTTGTTTTCCACTCTGTTTCTAAAATCTCTGCGGTCTTCTCAAGTATCGTAGTATCAGGCGTTACTGACTTGCATGACTCTCTAATTATCTTGTTCCAACCTGCTTTACACACCTTCGTAGCCACAGTTTGCTCCTCCATCTTGAACCTCGTAGCAATCTCCTTCGGAGTCATGCCTGCCAGATAGGCAACTTTGATTGCGTCCCAAGTTTCCTTGGGGATGTTCGGGCCTTGTCCCATAGGTGACCATCACCTATACCCGATCCCCTGTTCCCCTGCAACAACCAATCCCTAATCCCCTGAATCCCTGACTCATGAATCCAAATACACCCGACCGCTTCGCCGGTCTTCGCCAGTCCCGCGAACTCAATGACAAGTTCCTTCTCTGCGTCCGCATCTTGATGGCCTTCGGCCTGACCAAACGTGCCGCCGAACGTAGGGCTCTCGATTTTCTGAATCTTTAACCATGAAAACACCAACCACATCCCACGGAATTCCCTACGAAGAGGCAAAGCACTATTACGGCAAGTGCGGGGCCTACTTCCGGCGCATCGACTTTGACAACGGTTACGCCGTGTCCATCGTATCACACCAGCACAGCTACGGAGGAGACAGCGGCAACTTCGAGGTCGGCGTGATGAACGCGGACACCGGACAGCTCGTTTACGACACCGCCGTGTGCAACGACGTGCTCGGCCACCTGAGCTTCGCCGCAGTCAGCGAGGTCATAGCCAAAGTCCGCGCATTGAACAAGCGCTGCTGGGACTGCCACCCCTCGACAGCCAGCCCCGGATACAGCGGCCCCGAGTATCACTGAACCTTTCCCGCTGACCCTCTGTCAGCACAACCCAGCTACATACACACATCGTGAACACACCGAACAAACCACCCGTCACCATGGCCTTCATCTCGACGACGCCGGTCACCCGGCTACGCATCGAGCAGGCCGACCCCAAACCCGAGCGCAAGACCCAATACGTCTGGCGTCCCGGACAGAAACGCATGTCGCGCGGGTAATTACTCCTGCGTGTATTTTTTCCTTGCGGTGACCAACACCCGCAAGCCATAACCGCAAAACAAATCGGGGTGTGTTGGCACCCCAACCACAAAAGCACATCATGAAAACTCCGCATCGTCGTGGCGTCAGCCGCCACTATTCCATCACACCTGTCGCGCCGAAACATTTCCGCGACGGACAAGTCGTCGCCGAAGAACGCAGCAACACCTCCATCCCGTGGAAGCTCTCGGTCGGCCGCTACCTGGCCCTCGGAGCCACGTTGAACGAGGCCACCATCGAACTCTTCGCCAAGGTCGTGACCGGCGATCCGCTCGCTTAACACCATGGGAGGATCACTCAACCACCGGCTCTTCGCCGATCACCTCGGCAAAGATGTCATCGTCAAAATATGGGACGATCTGTGCGAGCAGTCTCGCCACGACCACGGTCATTCCTACTCCGGCGACATCGGCATGTTGCGCGGGAACATCGAGTGGCATGACGCGTCGCTGCCTTCACGAAGTGAGGCCAGTGACTTTATCTCCGACAACCACAAAGAAAAATGGAACCCGCCAGTCGCCGTCTCGTTCAACGAAGAGGGCGTGAAGTTCTGGCTCATCGGAGGCTGGTGCCGCTCATGAACCAAGTCAACCCGCACAACATGAGCAAGCCCGAGCTGCGCAAGTGGGCCAAGGATCTCTGCGACCAGTGGAACTGGAACGCGGGGACCATGGACATCGTCGAGCAACTCCAAGCCGAAGGCATCCAGCCCGACAGCCGCGAGTTCAAGGTCTTGTCCAAGGAGTTCAACGAGTTCTTCAACAACCCCACGGTGCCTCACATCGAGATCATCCAGGAGCTACTGGAGCGCGACGAATGAACATCAACGACGCCATCAAGATGCTGCGCGACGCCAAGAAAGAAGGCGTGAAGGACATCGTCCTCGCCTACTGGACGGCCGACATGTTCGACCAGAAAGAGGGCGACGCCTGGGCGGAGATCTCCGGCATCATCGAAGACGACATGGACTGGTCTATGGCCCATGACCAGATGTCCCAAATCGCCGACCTCGCAGACGTATGAACCTCCACAACCAACTCCTCATCGCCGCGCTGGCCCTGTTTGCCTTCATGCAACTGGTCGACCGGCTCATTCCGACACCATGAACAAAGAACAAACATTCACAGATCCAGATACCGGCATACGCTTCGACTGGGCCATCATCAACTGCGACGGCTACGTTGACTGCGACATCTACGCGGTCATGCCGACCGACGAGGAATATCTGCTCCGCGTCTATCGGGAAGACGCCAACCGCTCGCCGTTCGTCGGCCCCTTCGAAGAGGGGTGCATCCGGTATTCCCGCAACCGCGTCGACTGTTTCGACGACGGACCGCCGCCCGGTCAACTGCCCAAGAGCCTGCGTTTGGCTTTCGCCAAGATCGAACCGGACGTTCACGCCCTCATCAATTCCAAACTCGAAGACCTATGAACCCCTGCACCCCTGGTCCCTGGCACGTGGATGACGAGTCCATGACCGCCACCGTCCGCAATAGCAAAGGCAAAGCCGTGGCCCGCTGTTACCAAGGCGACGACGATGCCTATCTCATCGCTGCCGCCCCCAAACTCCTCGAAGCCCTGCGCTGCTGCGAGAAAACCCTGCGCGGCGTGGTCAACAACACCTTGGGCGACAAGACCGGCCGCGACGCCGTCTGTTCCATCCACGCCCTGGCCGCTGCTGCCGTCATCCAACAGGCCACCCGCTCATGAAATACAACTTCACCGCAACCTTCGAGGAGATCCTCGCGCTCGAAGTCGAAGCCGACTCACTCGAAGAAGCCAAGGCCATCGTCTCGGCCAAACTCGAAGACGGCACCTTCAGCGACGACTGCGAGTGCGTCGACCAAGGCCCGCTCGAACTCCGCGACGAGATACAGAAATTCAACGAACAAACCCGCGACTGGGAATACGTCATCCAATGAACGACGAAACCGAAGCCCTCTACCGCGCCCTGCACAAGCTCGCCTACTTAGTCGACGAGAACGTGCCGGTCGCACAACAAACCCGCGAACTCAACAGCGCCCTGGCCTACGCCTTCGAGCTGCTCGAAGAGATCCGCGTGCCGGGCACACCGAAGACCCCACTCATCAAGAAATGGGCGCGCGACAACGGCGCGGCCTACCACGACGTGCCGCTCTGCTTCGATGAGTATCTGAGCAACGACCCCGAACGCTTCGAGATGATGCGCAACATCAACAAGATTCTAAACCAATGAGCAATTACCTAGACACCCGCGACCTCGAAGAGCGCCGCCAAGAACTGCAAGTTCTCAAAGACGAACTCGACGAGGCCCGCGAAATATACCGCCAAGAAGGGATGTCCGAAGAGGACATTGAGAAAATCGAAGCGGTCAAAGAACGCCTGTCCGATGCCGAACTGGAGTTCGGTCACGAAGAGGCCGAGGAACTCAAGGAACTCGACGCCTTGGCCGACCAGATCTCCGAATGGAACTCCGGTGAAACCCTGATCCCCTGTTCCGACTTCGAGGCGTACGCCCTGCAATATGCCGAAGACACCGGAGCCATCGCAGACTTCTCAAGTTGGCCCGCCACCTGCATCGACTGGGATCACGCCGCCAACGAGCTGGCCATGGACTTCACCACCGTCACCTACCAAGGCACCGACTACTACGTCCGCTCATGACCTCCTTCAAGACCTACGTGCGGCGCGTTCTGGCCCTAGGCCCGATCGACTCCCGCAAGAAGGCCAGACAATACCGCAACCTCTTCTTCGGCTTCCATGCCGACCACAAACCCAAGCCTCTGGTCTCCTTGGCCAAGGCGTTTCCGAAACCATGAACAATCCACTCATCATCCAAACCGCAGCCCACTTCAACGCCATCCACGACTACGACATGGACGCCGCGCTGCAATTATCATCGCTCGTGCTGCGCCATGCCCACCAAGTCCAACTGGCCCGCAAGGAAGCGGCCGATCCGCAACTTACCCTGCCTCTACTCGACACACCATGAAATCCTGCACCATCGGGATGCCGCAAGAGCAGCGTCCCTTCAAAAGCAACATCGAAATCTACAAGGTCGGCGGACAGCTCTACCAATCCGACAACTACCCGAGCTTGAACCATGCCATGGTCGACCACGCGGTCTACTCGCTCGGGGCTTTCGACTGCGACGGCTACGCCGCACACAACATCATCGACGCCATGTGCACGGTCGCTTACGTGCTCGGCTCGGACAAAACCAACCTGCGCGGCGACCTCGTCGTCAATGAACGCTACATCTTCGAGGATATCCCGCTCGACGACTTCGGCCTCTGCATCAGCTCCCTCATCGAAGGATCACATATATGAAAACCAAACCATTCTACATGGAGCTGATCATCCGCTCCTCCGAGAAATACCACGACACCCGCCCCGACGAGGGGCACATCTACGTCCCGATCTACTACATGTGGCAGGAGGGACCTGATGACCAGCACTTCCAGTTCGAGCCCGACAGCGACAACTGCTGGGCTGAGGTTGATGAGGACAGCGGCGACTACGTCATCCCCGCTGCGGGCCTGCCCTCGCTGCCCTTCAAGCCGCCGGTCATCGACTACACCTATGACACGTGGCGCAATAGCAAACGCATCAAGCGCAAGATGAAGTGCGTGCACGTCTACCACCTGGCCTTCATGGCTGAGGTTCCCGAGCCGCACCGCCGTTACGGCGCTCCGACCGGAGCCACGCCCGAGAGCCGCATCGTCTCCAAGAAATATCTCAAGTCACTCATGGACCTCTGGTCCTTTTGAACCAATGAACGAAAAGATCCAAACCCTGATCCAACGGACGAAAGAACTCACGGCCGAACGTGACAGGTTACTGGACAAGTTGAGCCGTTCGTTAGCCATCAAGGCTTTCATGCCCGACGCTTTCGAGCACGGCCCGTGCCACACCTCCGTTGCCGGAAACCTGTTCCGACCCCGTGAGATGCGCATGACCTTCCACTTGGCCAGCGGCGAAGACCGCGAGTTCTCCATCACCGATGTCCCACAGGAACTCTGGCCCGACTTTGTTAAAGAATCATACCAACGCTTAAAAAAATGAAACTCCAAGTCTACGAACGCCACGTCTACGGACGCAGCACCATCTATCCGACCGGCGAGGAGGGTCCGATCCTCCAAGCCCTGACCGGACGCAAGACCCTCGACATGCCCGACCTGCGCAACCTGCAGCACCTGGGCTTCGAGATCGCCTTCGTCCCCGACCCCAACTCCGCCATGGCCCGCCATGCAGCCCACACCCTGAACCGATGAACACCCAAAAATACATCTCAGACAAACCCATACTGGCCGACGCAGGTCATCATACTTGCGACGGATGCGGCATGACTTGGTCATTCGCCGAGCTTGTCGGCATCGAAGACTTCTTCATGCGCGTCAGCGCCGGAGGAATCGTGCCGTCCGGGGAGTGTCCCGAATGCGGTGCTCTTTGTTACCCCGACGACAGCATACAGAAGCCATGAACACCCGACTCACCGACCTGCATACCATCTCCACCCACATCGTCCTCAACGCCGATTACGTGGAAGAGCAAAGCACCGACAAATACACCGTCCTGCACGTCGAGCCATGGCTCTATGCCAAGTTCCTCAACCTCCTTGAATCCATGACCCAATGAAAAAGAAACCCACTTCCAAAAAACAACCCAAACTCAATCCGCTGCTCGTTGCAGCCAAACTCAACGGCGAGAACGCGTCTTTACTCACGTCTTTGGCCGCACTGTATAGCCAAGGCGTTCGCCAAGTTGAAGTCACGTTCCGTGGCTCCGGCGACAGCGGCGATATCGACGACATCGACTATCTCACCGCGCGTGACCGGAGTATGAAACGCCCCAGCAAAACGTGGGACAACGCCGCACAAAAAGCAGTCGATGTGCCGGGCGAGATCGAAGATCCCGCAGACTTCTCCGACCAGTTACTCGACCTGTTCAATGAACACGTCACGACCGACTGGTATAACAACGAAGGCGGCGGCGGCAAAATCTCCATCGACCTCAACACTCTCGAAATCGACATCAGCTCCTATTGGTATGAGCTGGAAGCGCGAGACGGAGATGGCGCGTCCCTTAAGCTCGACGACGAGTTTCGTTTCTCTGTCCAATAATATGCACCCCTACCACCACGCCCTCTCCAGCGCCAAAAAGTTTGGCGGCAAGCCCGAGGATTACCTCGACATCCACCACTGGTTTGATGCGTCCAAAGAATTCTATGCCAACTTCCGCCATCGGGCCCTGCGCCACCATGCCCAGGGTATTTACGAGTGCGAACGAGTGTTTGGCAAAACCTTGACCAACTCCGACGGACGCACGTTGCCTGTCCGCTACATCGGCGAGCAACATGTCAACGAGGACATCGGTTTCATCCCATCTCTGCAGGACTGGCTCTCGACCATGACAGCCGAGCCGTGGATGCACCGCGTCCCGCAACACACCGACGCTGAGATTGCCCAGCAATCCACGGGCCGAGTTGTCAGTAAAAAGAAAATCAAATTGACCCAATGAGAACCATCACCAAAAACCTATATGGCTTCGACGAGCTATCGCCCGAAGCCAAAGAGCGCGCCATCCAGAAGACGCGAGAGAGCGACGGCTACCTGTCCTACGACTGGTGGGACGGAGTCTACGACTTCTTCACCGAGGACATGAAGGCCCACGGCATACAAGTCGAGAAGATTTACTTCTCCGGTTTCTGGTGCCAGGGCGACGGCGCGTGCTTCGAGGGATTCATTAAGATTCCGGAGCATCTGCTCATCGTCAACATCATGCCAGACGAACTCCGTCAGGAACTCGTCGCCTTCAACGCCAAGGCCAAACTGCGCGGTCTCCCGCTGATCGAGCTGAGTTACAACGCCGTGGTCAAACACAGCGGGCATTACTACCACAGCCATTCCATGGGGGTTACGTCCTACGACAACTACCGCATCGAAGACTACGACGCTGGTGAGGACGAAGAGCTGCAGCAAGAAGCCAACGCCCTGATCAATAAACTCTGGGGCCAAGACTTCGAAGATCTGGCCAACGAGATCTGCCGCGACCACGCCGACGACCTCTATAAAGATCTCGAAAAAGAATACGAGTACCTCACCTCCGACGAAGCCATCGCCGAGCATCTCGTCGCCAACGACTACGAGTTCGACGAGGACGGCGCTTTAGTTCGCTAACAGGTGACCACCACCCATTTATGGAAAAACTATACACCAACATCTGTCACTGGATCGGACTGCGCCTCTTCACCCTGGGCGCGCAGCTCTCCGGTTTCAACGTCTTCTGCATGTACCAGCCCGAGGGCGACCCCTACGTCCGGGCCATGCATGCCGCAACCGACCCCACGCAACTCAACAACTCCATGAGGACCTACGTCGACGACCTCGACGCCACCTACGAATTATGAAACTACGATTCGACAACCGGCAAACTGTCGACACGTGGTTCGATCGCGTGACCAAGTACAGCCCGATCAACCCGTGTCTTAATGTCTATGGCTCCAACCTCCGGGCCCACGGACACACGTTGTATTCCTACGGCACACACTTTCCCCTGGCCCGCTGGTACCCTGAGCAACGGATCTTCCTGATCAACACCTCCGAGCGCCGGTCCAACTCAACCAGCAGGCACCAAAACTATGTGCGCCGGTCCTGTCCGGAGAACTACATCGAAGTCGGCGAACTCATCCGCTGGAGTTGTGACCCGGTCAAAGTCCCCGACGCCTACATCGCGGCCTTCAACACCGACATCCTCAACTGCGTGGCTCAGCACAAGCGCTCCCGCAAATACAAGGTCGTCTGCATGTCCATCCTCAACGCGGCCATCCAACGCCGCAACAAGTTCATCCAGACCTTCGGCGGCAAAGCCAAAGCCATCGAACTCCCCGAGGACGTCACCGCCGCCCTCGTCACCCTCAAGCTCGCCGCATGACCACGTTGCCCTTCGACGGAAAGATCCACCTGATCGCCGGGCACCTGGCCTATCTGGCCAAGCTCCACGGCGTCGAGCCGGTGAGGGAAGCCCTTCACTTTTCTC